ACATCTCAATATGTGTTTGAAACAAGAAGAGATTTCGATTACGATGCAAGGGGATTTTAAATGGCTGTTGTTGTACAAGTAAGACGTGACACTGCTGCAAACTGGACTGCTAACAATCCTATTTTGCTTGCCGGCGAAATTGGTTATGAGTATGATACCAACAAAGCTAAGATTGGTGATGGTACTACCAACTGGAATGGACTTCCGTATTTAACTACATCAACGGGTCCGACTGGAGCTTTGGGACCTACTGGCCCTGCAGGCCCTACGGGACCAACGGGTGCCACAGGAGCTGCCTCTACAGTAACGGGACCGACAGGTCCTACGGGCGCAACTGGACCGATAGGTCCTACGGGTTCTACTGGTCCGACAGGCCCTACAGGCTTTACGGGACCCACGGGACCCACGGGCGCAGCGTCAACCGTTACAGGCCCGACAGGATTTACAGGTCCGACGGGTGATACCGGCCCTACTGGCCCCACCGGTGCAGCATCTACCGTAACCGGACCGACAGGTCCTACGGGCGCAGCCTCAACCATAACCGGTCCTACGGGCCCTACGGGAGCAGCATCAACTGTAACCGGACCGACAGGTGCCACAGGTGTGACGGGACCGACGGGCGCCACAGGTGCAGCATCTACGGTTACGGGACCGACAGGAGCGACTGGCCCGACCGGACCAACAGGCGCCACAGGTGCCGCTTCTACTGTAACCGGCCCTACAGGCCCTACAGGCGCAGCTTCCACTGTTACAGGCCCGACCGGCCCTACTGGAGCAGCATCAACTGTAACCGGCCCTACGGGTCCCACAGGTGATATAGGCCCGACTGGACCGACAGGAGCAGCCTCTACTGTTACAGGCCCGACAGGCGCAACGGGCCCGACAGGCGCAACGGGTCCGACAGGTGCCACAGGCCCGACTGGACCACTAGGTGTTTCTCAACTACTGCTTAACTACAAAATAAAAACTTCTTCTACTTCTGGTGACCCAGGTTCTGGTTATATTACATATAACAATGCAACTCAAGTTTCTGCAACAAAAATATTTATTAGCCTCACAGATGCTGCAGGAAATAACCTAGCATCTGTTTTTACTAATGTTATTGCTGGTAGAGTTTCAATAACTGACCAAGATTTCAATCCATCAACAAACTATAACTTTCAAAATTGGGTTATTACAGGTGCTACATATTATTCAACATACGTAGAATATGATGTAGGGTTATTAGTTAGCGCTGGTACTGGTACAACAAACTATGCAAACGATGAACCAGTATTTTTTCAAGATTATGCATTATCAAGTACAACTACAACATTACCCTATAGAGCTAATACTAGTGCAACTTCTGGTGACCCTGGTTTTGGAAAACTTCTTTGGAATAACGTAACACAAAACTCTGCAACAACTATTAGCGTTGATGATTATAGTTTATTTGGTTTTGCTAGTACTTTTATAAAAAACTTTATTGACGGTGGCGCATATCAATTTGTTTTGTCTGGTGCAGGAGGCATACAAACACAAACATGGAGATTAACTGGTTACACACAACAAAGTGGTTATTTAGATATAACTGGTTTAACTCTTGTTTCTTCAACTGGTGCAGCTTTTGCTAACAACAGTTCACTAACTTTAGCTTTTAGTTTTGTGGGCTCGACTGGCCCTACAGGTCCTACGGGCCCTACAGGTGCACAAGGAAGTACAGGTCCGACAGGTCCGACAGGAGATGCTTCCACTGTGACTGGCCCGACAGGACCGACTGGTGCAGTTGGTTCTACAGGACCTACAGGCCCTACAGGCCCTACGGGTGATGCTTCTACTGTAACCGGACCGACAGGCCCTACTGGCGCAGTTGGTGCTACGGGACCTACAGGCCCGACAGGAGATGCTTCCACGGTGACAGGACCGACAGGTCCTACAGGCGCGGCTTCCACGGTGACTGGCCCGACGGGACCTACGGGTGATATAGGTCCTACGGGTCCTACTGGTCCTTCATCTACTGTTTTTACTAATGAAATTCATGTATCAGCTAATGATGGCAGTGATACAACTGGCGATGGTACATTACTTAAACCATATGCAACAATAGGTAAAGCTATAACAGAAATTTCAAGCCCAAAGCTTAACATCATGGTTCATCCTGGAACGTATGCAGAAAGTCCAACAATAGCTGCTGCAAACGTAACATTGAATAGTGTTAATAATATTAACTCCAATACAAACATTACTGGAACACTTACAATTGCAACAGGCGCAACCAATTGTAGAGTTAATGCAATGGGCATTTCAACAACTACAGTTTCTGGTACAGCAGGGGTAAACTTTAGTAATTGCAGTCTTGGAACCTTTACTCATTCCAGCAGTAGTTCTTCTATAATAACTAACTGTGAAATAACTACTTTTGCTAAATCAGGTTCAGCCAGCATTATTATGAATGGTGGAAACATTAACACTTCAGCATCAATAACTGGTGCGGGACTTGTTCGTTTTAACGAATTAGTAAACCTATTTTCATTAACCAATAACAATTCTTCTGCTACTACTGTTATATTCAGTTGCAAAGTTGTTGTTAACCCAGTTAATACTTTAGGCAGTTTGTTTATTGGGTCTTCTGCAACGTTTGGAACAGGAACTTATACAATAACAAGTGCTGGAACTTTATTAAATTTAGCTAATGTTGTTGTTAATAATTCCACGGGAAGTGCATTAAAACCAATAAATGTAACTGCTGGAACCTATTCAATATCAAACGTTCAATTAGATTATGCTACTTCACTTTTTACGGGAGCAACAGCTTCAACAATTGATGCAGAATTTCTTGAAATTAATGCAAATAAATTTGTAACAAGAGGTGGAACTTCATCTGACTTTGTTAGAGGTGACGGCACACTAGAAGTCATCAACGTATATACTAATGATACACCAAACTTTAGCACTGCACTTGGTGTTGGTGCTGGTAACCAAGCAACTGGCCCGACAGGTCCAGCTAACGCACAATTCAATACTGCTATCGGTGCTAATGCATTACGTGATGTAACTACTGGTGATAGTAATACAGTAGTTGGTTCTAATTCTGGATTATTAATTACAACTGGAAGCAATAACTTGCTTTTTGGTGCTAATGCAGGAGAAAGTCTTACTACTGGAGGCAACAACATAGCAATTGGTAACTCGGCATTTTCTGATGCTGCAACGCCTAACTTTAACGTTGCTATTGGTGCTGGAGCAATGCAAGAAGCAATTGGTGGAGAAAATAACTTAGCAATTGGTAACGCTACATTGTTTAGTAATATAAGTGGTAATAGCAACGTTGCAGTTGGAAACTCTGCATTGCGATATAATACTACTGGTTTTAATAACGTTGCAATAGGAGGAACTGCACTAGAAGATAATACAACTGGTAACAATAACCTTGCTATTGGTACTGGTGCATTAAAAGATTTAACTACTGGCACTAATAACTTTGCAATTGGCTCTACTGCATTACAGAAGATTACAGATTCTAGTCAAAACTTTGCCATTGGTAATAACGCATTACTAAATTCAACATTATCTACAACTGGTCTTTTAGCTAACTTTGCAATTGGTACTGGAGCATTAAAAGCTTTAACAACTGGCGAAAGAAACATGGCTGTTGGTTATTATGCAATGGCTTATTCAACAACTGCTGAAAGAAGCTTAGCAATTGGTCGCTATGCATTAGGTTTAAGTAATGGAATTAGAAACGTAGGTATTGGAAGCGTTGCAGGTTATTGCAATGCAACTGGTAATGAAAACGTAGCAGTTGGTGTATGGTCATATTATAACTCCACTGCTGGTAACGGTAACACCGCAATTGGATTCGCCGCATTATCAAGATGGGATTCAGGTAATACTTATTACTTTAGTGGAAGTAGTGGAAACTACAACACTGCAATAGGTGCCTACTCTTCATGGGATAATCAAGCTGGCGCTGGAAACACATCACTTGGTTACAACGCTGGCTATAATATTTCTAGTGGTTCTAATAACGTAGCAATTGGTTACAACTCTGGAAACAGCGGAACTAATAACTTAACAACTGGTTCTAATAATATTATTCTTGGTTATAACGCAGCAGCAACATCTGCATCTGTATCTAATCAAATAACATTAGGTAACGCTTCAGTTACAAACTTTAGAGTTCCTGGTGTTGGATTTGACATTGACACAAACCGCGCATCAGTAACAGGTTATGCTAAAGTTTCTGAATACTATGCATCTACTGCACCAGTAGAAAAGAATGCAGACTTTACTTTAGCTGATACAGAAAACTATATTGTAAATACTAAAACCAGTAACTTAACTGTAACTTTACCATCTGGTTCAGAATATATTGGACGCGCAGTAACATTTATAAACCATGTAAACCATAAAGTTATATCGGCATCAAGTAATGTTATTCCACACAATGGTGGCGCAGCACAAACAGATATTAATTCTGCAAACAGTGGAAGATTTAGCACTATAGTGTATGATGGTACCAACTGGTATATAATGGCAACAAACGCATAATTAAATAACGAAGGAAAATAAATGAAGGAAATATTTTTTTTAGCTGGGCTTCAACGCTCAGGTGCAACAGTACTTAGTTCAATCTTAAATCAAAATCCAGACTTGTGGGTTTCGCCGGCAAGTCCAATGTTACAAATGATGATTAATGCTACACAAACATTTGATTCATTTGAACATAAAGACTATGACAGAGGCAACGCAATATCTAATGCAATTGCCGCAATACCACAAAACTTTTATTATGATAAACAAGCTAACTACATCATTGATAAGAACCTTAATTGGACATCAGCCAATGGCGTAGAAGTAGCTTATCGTTATATAAATCAAAATATTAAAATAATATGTCCAGTAAGAGATATACTTGATATATTAGTTTCATTTGACACAATCATTAATGCTCATCCTGATTCGCAGCAAAATGCTTTAATGGACAAAGAAGTTTTATTAGAAACATTTCCAGATAAACCAATGGCTGACCGCAGAGCAGATTGGCTAATGAAGTTTGGTAATGATATAATGAGATGCTTAAATAATATGAAACATGCAATGAATCCAGAATATAGACACTTGTTTCACTTTGTTGAGTATGATGACTTAACCACCAATCCACAGAAGGAAATTAATAAAATATATGAATACTTGGAAATTCCGCAATACAATCATGAATATCAGAACATTGAAGACAGCTCAGGTATCTCTGAAAACAGTCTTACAGGGATTAAGAATCTACACAAAGTAAGACCAAAGTTAGAAAAGAAATCACGCAAACCAGAAGACGTGTTCTTGCCAGAAACAATACAGCGTTATTCGGGATTGGAGTTTTGGCGTGGAACTAAATAGTTTACTTAATGAGTGGAACTTTCGTAAGTGCCGTGGGCCAGAGAACGCAACACCAGCAGAACTAGCAGAAGCATTTGCTTTCTTCTGTGAAAACTATGCTTATATTAAACACCCTAACCAAGGACGTATTGCTTTTGTTTTAAGGGACGCGCAAAAAGAAACTGTTAAAGCATGGTTAAGTGATAGATATACAATAGTATTAAAGGCACGTCAGATTGGATTCTCCACTTTGGCTGCAGCATATGCTTTCTGGATTACTTTCTTTTGGCCAGACAGATTTGTGGTTATGCTTTCAAAGACTGAACGTGAAGCTACAAAGCTTTTACAAAAGGCTAAGTATATTTATAAATTTATACCTGACTGGATGAGATTGTCTGGTCCTGAACTATTACAAAATAACGTTCTTAAGATGTCCTTTAGTAATGACTCTGTAATTGAATCAATGCCATCTGCTAACGAGCCTGCTAGAGGTGAATCAGTGTATCTGGCTATAATCGACGAGATGGCTTTTTTGCCTAATCCTGAGGAAGCCTGGGCATCAATCGAGCCAATTGCTGACGTAGGTGGTCGTGTTATCTGCTTGTCTACTGCCAAGGGTGAAGGTAATATATTCTTTAATTTATGGCATGGGTCGCAGACTGGGACTAATCGTTTCCGTGGAATCTTCTTTCCATGGTCAGCATCTGGTCGTGACCAAGCCTGGTATGACGCGCAAGCCGCAGAACTACCAATATGGCAACTACACCAAGAGTACCCATCTAATCCAGAAGAAGCATTCATTCGTTCTGGCAGACCAGTATTTGACATTGACGCTTTAAATAGATTTATTACAACAACCCCTAAGAAAGGTTTTAATAAAAAACTCTCTGATGTTCGAAACTCTTATATGTTTGAGTCCTCCGGTGGACCGCTCTCCGTATGGCAAACACCACAGGCAGGAGCTGTTTATGCTATTGGAGCTGACGTGGCCGAAGGATTGGCTAGGGGTGACTATTCTACCGCTCATGTTATTGATGCTAAGTCTGGTCTTATAGTTGCCCACTGGCATGGTCATATTGACCCAGACAAGTTTGGCGAAGAAGTTCTTTATGCATTGGGGTTCTTTTATAATGAAGCTTTAATAGGAGTTGAGTCTAATAACCACGGTTTAACAACTTTAACTGCTTTAAATAAAGCTAATTATATTAATCTTTATAGACAGCGTAGATTAAACCAACGCCACGCTGAAGCCACAGAGGCATTGGGTTGGCGCACAACAACCTTGACTAAGCCTTTAGCTATAGACGAATTGAATGCCAATCTAAGAGATGGTGCATTAGACCTACGATGTGAATATACGATAGCTGAACTTAAGACCTTTGTCCGTGATGACAATGGCTCTACGCACGGCTCCCCGCACGACGACCGAGTAATGTCTTTGGCTATTGCCAACCAGATGCTTAAGTACGTTTGGCTGCCAGAGTATAAGCCTAAAACTGACTCTCCATGGGGAACCATGAATTACTTTGAAAAGAAGCTACATAAGCCAATTAAGACTAAAGAGCGTTATTGGATAGGTGAATTCAATAGTTACTGATATAATGTAACGAGTGAACTATACTTATATAGGAGTTTTTATGCACTGTTTGGATTGTTCCAAAGAAATTTCAGAAGAGAATGATATCAAACGTGGTATTTGCTTTAGCTGCCACATCAAAGGCATCAAGTTTGGGTTCAGGGGAGCAAGTTATGGCAAGTCTACATGGAATGATACAACCATTAGAGAGACTCAAAGAATGTATGAAGCAATGCCTAACGTTGAAAAAGTATCAAGTCGTAAAGA